TACTCAGGCTCAAGGCTCGGCTAACACGCAAGCTAACACCGGCACGACGGTTGGCTATATGTCGCCTCGTTTCGTTGGAACGAACGCCTTCCTCGTCGCCGGTAACTCCGGTAGCACGACGACTGGTAACTCGGCAATGGGTGTGTCCGGTGGTAACCCCACCGTGTCTAGCTCGGTCGCTGGGAACATCGTTCAGACGGTCGGTACTGGTTCCGGTACTGCACCTTGCTTGCGCGTTGTTCAGTTGGTTCCCGAAACGGCAGTCACTGTCGCTACCACGCTGACCAGCAGCCCATCGAACGCAACCACTTTCACCGTTTCTTCCACTACTGGTATCCAGCCCGGTATGGCAGTAACGATTGGTGGCACCGTTTATTCGGGCGCAAGCACCGCACCGTTCCCAACGCTTTCAACCTTGGTTGTTACCGGCGTTGTTACCAGCACTTCCACAATTACCGTTAGTTCGGCTGTGACCGCTACCTCTGGCGCAAACGTGTCGTTCGTCGGTTTCCCAGAAGTGATCGTTGGCTGGAACTTCGGTTATCACAGCTATCTGCTCGCCGCTGGCGTCTAAGGAGTAAATCATGGCTATTTCACGCGCCCAACTACTCAAGGAACTCCTTCCGGGGCTTAACGCTCTGTTCGGTCTTGAGTATGCTCGCTATGGCGAGGAACACAAAGAGATCTACGAAACCGAGACCTCTGAGCGTTCATTTGAAGAAGAGACCAAGCTGTCTGGCTTTAGTGCAGCCCCCGTTAAAAACGAGGGTCAGGCTATTGCTTATGACAACGCACAGGAAGCTTGGACTGCTCGCTACAACCACGAAACCATTGCAATGGGTTTCTCGCTGACGGAAGAGGCAATTGAGGACAACCTCTATGACTCCCTGTCTTCGCGTTACACCAAAGCTCTGGCTCGTGCAATGGCGTACACCAAGCAGGTTAAAGCCGCTTCGGTCCTGAACAACGGGTTTAACAGCGCGTTTGTTTATGGCGACGGTCAGGCCCTGTTTAGCACGGCTCACCCGCTTGTCTCCGGTGGTACCAACAGCAATCGTCCTGCGACGAACGCTGACCTGAACGAGACTTCGTTGGAAAACGCAGTGATTCAAATCGCTGGGTGGACTGATGAGCGTGGTCTGCTGATTGCAGCCAAGCCTCGTAAGCTGATCGTTCCTCCTGCTCTTCAGTTCGTTGCTACTCGTCTGTTGGAAACCAGCCTTCGTGTTGGCACAACCGACAACGATATCAACGCAATCAAGAACAATGGTTCGATCCCAGAGGGTTACACCATTAACCACTTCTTGACCGATGTGAACGGCTGGTTCCTGACGACCGATGTTCCTAACGGCCTGAAGCACTTTGTCCGTATGCCGCTCCAGAACTCAATGGATGGAGACTTTGATACCGGTAACGTGAGATACAAGGCTCGTGAGCGCTACTCGTTTGGAGTGAGCGATCCGTTGGGAGTCTTTGGGTCGCCCGGTTCGACCTAAAAACTTTATATAAATCAAGCATTTAGCTCGATTAGGGGCCCCGAAAGGGGCCCTTTTCTTTTTCCGTTGACATCTTGAGGTACCGCTGGTACATTACGAGTTCCTTAGGTTTGTAGCGGAAATTACGAAAATGGCTCAAGTCATCTACAAGATCATCAATCTAGTTAACGACAAATTCTACGTGGGTAGCACGACGAACCAGAAGGTTCGCTTTCGGCAACATCGAAAGCTTTTGCGGGGCGGTCGGCACCACTGCAAGCACCTACAGGCGGCGTGGAACAAGTATGGGGAAGCAAAGTTTGCGTTTGTTGTCGTAGAAGAAGTCCCAGAAGTACGAAGCCTTCAAGAGATTGAAGAGATATATCTGATGCAGCACGTGGGTAAACCCCACTGCTATAACGTAGGCTACTCAGCTAACGCACCGTGGAGAAATGCTCCAGCGCATACAACGCCTAACTTTGGCAAGATCATGGCTGACAGTCAAAAAGCCAAAATCTCAGCAACGCTTAAAAATTTTTACGCGGAAGATTACGCCAACCACCCTCGGGTTGGCACTGTACATACAGAAGAGGCCCGCGCAAAAATAAGTGCTGGCAAAAAAGCTAACCCCGTTGCTCCGTGGAAAGGGGTTAGCAGGAGCGAGGAAACTAAAGCAAAGATTAGCGTTGCGCAGTTAGGTAAGCCAAAACCTGCGGGCCGAAAAGTATCTGAACAGGGGCGGCAAAAAATCCGCGCCAACATTGAAGCGGGGCGCAGCCATAAACACTGGACTGGTCGCACGCACACAGAGGAATCCAAGGCCAAGATGAGCAAACGTATCATTGAGTTGACCAGCAATACGGAATTTGCCAGCCTTAGCGCTGCACTGGATCATTACGGGCTCAAGATGTCTACTTTGCGCAGAGCGCTCCTTTTGGAACGCCCAATTGTCAAGGGCCCCCATGCAGGGCTATGGTTTAAATATTTGGGGGTGACGATGGAGCAAAGCCACTTGCTCATCGCAAAAAACAGTGCTATAAAGGCACATACCTAGACCACCCGACTTGCTAACCGACTAGGCGGACTTCCCTCAAGAGATAGCAAGTTTTGATTTGAGGAATTATTATGGGTTTCGCTACTCACCTCGGCCCTTGGTTGCTTGGCACGGTTAAAAACACCACCGGCACCACGGCTGGCACGATTCAGAATCTGGGTTCAACGCAAGTGTGCCAGACTGGAACCATGACGGTTAACACCACTACCGCTACTACCTTTGCCGTTATCCCGGCTGGTGCCCAGATCACCAATATCTTCTGTGATATCACTACGGCGTTCTCTGGAACTACGGGTAACACGATTACCATTCAAACCGCTGGTGGCACTTCGCTGGCTACGGTTGGTGGTGCAACTACTACCCCTCTGGCTATTGGCCGTGCAACGACCACGCTGTCGGGCACCAACATGGCTACGCTTCTAAACGTCGGCTCTACGGATCTGATCCTTCAGGTTATCTATGCCTGTGCTGGAACGGCCAGCGGTGGCGCTGCACAAATTACCGTGCAGTACATCGTCAAAGGTTCTGACGGCGTGATGTATCCTTCTGTACAGCAGAACTAAGTAGGGGGCTGCGATGCAGCAAACTGATGTAAAAGCCGTACACCTAGAAGCCACGGGTACTGCTGTTTCTAGCCGTACTCGGGTTAAAGGCTATCAGTGTGTTTCTGGTGGCACTGCCGGGGATGTTATTTTCCGTGACGGTGGTTCTAGTGGACCTATTAGTTTACAGTTTAATATTTCAACCGGCACACAACCGATTGGGTTGGCAATTCCCGGCGAAGGGATTTTGTTCTATACAGATGTACACATGACTTTGCCAACTTCGGCCAAGATTACGGTGTTTTATGGCTAAGTCCCCAGCTTGGCAAAGAGCAGAAGGAAAGGACCCCAAGGGGGGTCTGAACGCGAAGGGTCGGGCGTCAGCGAAAGCGCAGGGGATGAACCTAAAACCCCCCGCCCCGAAACCAAAAACGAAAGAAGACGCCGGGAGAAAGAAGAGCTTCTGTTCGAGAATGAGCGGCATGAAGTCGAAACTTACCTCAGCGAAAACAGCCAAAGACCCAAACAGCCGGATTAATAAATCTCTACGAGCATGGGGATGCTAAATGGAAAATCACGGCTTAGATACCGCTAAAACCATTATGGACGGTTTGTCCGTAGTTACAGTTATCGGTGCCTTAGCCGAGGTTCTTCCTTCTATTGCAACACTGCTCACCATCATATGGTTTGCTATTCGGATCTGGGAAACCGATACTGTACGCGGCTGGTTTAACAAAGTGCCGCTGGAAGGTGACAAAAATGCCTAGCAGCTCAAAGAAGCAGCACAATTTCATGGAGGCGATTGCCCATTCGCCTTCTTTTGCCAAGAAAGTTGGCGTCCCTCAGTCCGTGGGCAAGGACTTCTCAGCGGCGGATAAGGGTCGCAAATTTGGTAAAGGTGGTGATATGGCTACGAAGAAAATGGCTGCGGGCGGAATGTCTGAAAAAGACATGAAAGAGAATGAAGCGTATAGGAAAAAACGCGAATACTACGGTTATGAAGACTACACACCCTCGGGTCGTGCCGCAATAAGGCACTACAATGACGTGAACAGCGATAACCCTAAAGATTATGTTAAACAAAAATACAGCATCCCTTATGACCCTGTGGCTGCAAAGAAAGCGCAGGCTGTGCAGCGCGAGGTAATGAACGAAGGTCGCCGCGAAACTCGCGGAACTGTACCCGCTGCGGCTCTTAAAAAAGGTGGCGAAGTGAAAGAATCAAAAGCAATGGTTGGCAAAGAAGTGGCCTTCATGAAAAAGAAGGGTGCCCCAGCCAAAATGGTTAAGCATGAAATGGCTGAGATGAAAGGTATGAAGAAGGGTGGGTCCATTGATGGTGTTGCCAAGAAAGGCAAGACCAGCGCTAAAATGGTTAAGATGAACAAAGGCGGCAAAGCCTGTTAAGGAGTTTATTATGGCTACGACCCCTAAAAAACCGGGTGAAGCGGAAATCTACACCGCTGATATGGGTAACCCCCCAATGGATTACGAAGGCCCAACGGCCCCAACCAAGCCAGTGAAAAAGCCAAAGAAGATGGCCGCTGGTGGTTCTGCTTCTTCTCGTGCTGATGGCTGCGCCCAACGTGGTAAGACCCGAGGCACAATGGTCCAGATGGCTTACGGCGGGAAGTGCTGAGATGATAGCTAGCCGTGGGATGGGTGCAATTGACCCATCCAAAATGCCCAAACCGAAGCTTAAAGCGCGTCGGGACGATACTGATTTCACTCAGTTCGCTAAAGGTGGGCATGTAAACGCGGCTGGTAACTACACTAAGCCTAGCCTTCGTAAGCGGATTGTGGCTCAGGTAAAAGCTGCGGCAACTCAAGGTACTGGGGCAGGCCAATGGTCAGCCCGTAAAGCGCAGCTTGTTGCCAAGAAGTACAAAGCTGCTGGCGGCGGGTACAGAGATTGAAGACTCCACAACAGTCTCTTAAAGACTGGGGCGACCAAAAATGGCGCACCAAGAGCGGTAAGCCCTCCAGCAAAACTGGAGAACGGTATCTGCCAGAGGCTGCAATTAAGAGCCTTAGCCCGTCTGAGTATGCTGCAACGACTAAAGCAAAGAGGGAAGGCAAGAAAGCTGGCAAACAGTTTGTAGCCCAACCAAAAACAATCGCAAAGAAAACGGCAAAATTTAGATGACTACTTCTGGGGTCGCCGCATTTAATCTTGACCTTAACGAACTAGTTGAGGAAGCATTTGAGCGTGCGGGCTCAGAGCTTCGTACTGGTTACGATCTTCGTACCGCTCGGCGTAGTCTTAACCTTTTGTTTGCTGATTGGGCCAATCGTGGCATCAACATGTGGACATTTGAGCAGGGGGTGATTCCTCTTGTTCAGGGGCAGCTTACTTATGCGCTACCGGACGATACGGTTGATTTACTTGAGCATGTTATTCGTACTAATGCTAATAGCGCTTCCAACCAAGCTGACTTAACTATTACTCGTATTAGCGTATCTACTTACGCTACGCTGCCAAACAAACTAGCTCAGGGTCGTCCAATCCAAGTTTGGATTCAGCGGTTGACCGCATCCGACTCGGTACTTACGGGCACTTTAGCAGCGACTATTAGCTCTTCAGAGACGTCTATACCTATCTCATCTTTGGTTGGTGTACCTAACGCTGGGTTCATCAAGATTGGTACGGAGCTGATTGCTTACAATGAATTTAGTGTGGCGTCGGGCGCTACACCGGCGTATCTGTTGAACTGCTGTCGTGGGCAGGACGGGACTACTGCGGCGGCTCATACATCTGGTGTAGCTATTACGCTGGCCCAAAAACAAAGCATTACGGTGTGGCCTACACCTGATGCAGCATCGTCATATCAGTTTGTATACTGGCGTATGCGTAGGGTGCAAGATGCCACTGGGGGTGTTAAGACTTTTGACGTTCCTTTCCGGTTCCTACCCTGCCTTGCTGCTGGTCTGGCGTACTACTTAGCGTTAAAAGTACCCGAAGGTATTCAACGTTTGGACACCTTAAAAAAACAGTATGATGAGGCTTGGGAGCTTGCTGCTCAGGAAGACCATGAGAAGGCAGCGGTTCGTTTCGTGCCTAGGCAAATGTTTATCGGCAGCAGGATTTAATGGGCAATAGGTTTGCTTCTGGCAAGAACGCAATTGCTGAATGCGACCGATGCTCGTTTCGGTTTAAGTTGACCGCGCTTCGCAAAGAAGTTATTAAGACAAAGACGTATAATCTGTTGGTTTGCCCCCGATGTTGGGATCCTGACCAGCCGCAGTTGCAACTAGGGATGTACCCAGTAGATGATCCGCAAGGACTTCGAGACCCCCGTAGGGATAACAGCTATCAAGTATCTGGGCTTCTAGCAGATGGGTTTTTAGGGGGTGGTAGCAGGGTGTTCCAGTGGGGTTGGAACCCTGTTGGCGGTGCTAGGGACGATGGTTTAACCCCAAATAACTTGGTTTTGCAAGTGCAATTAGGTACAGTAACGGTTGTGACGACATAGGAGTCCAGCATGGACAAGAAAGAAGTTAAACGCATCGCTGATACTGAGGTGAAAGCCCACGAAAAGCGTATGCACAAAGGCGTCAAAGGCTTAAAAGCTGGTGGCCCTACCACGGACGACCGCATGAAGTACGGGAAAAACCTGTCTCGTGCTATGAACCAAGGTATGAAATAATGGCTAAGTTCAGCATGAAACGCGGCGGCAAAGAAGTTGGCTCGGCTGAAGTCTACGCACAGCCCCACGATATGACTGGCAAAGCTGGTGTGGATCTGAGCAATAACGGCTACGGACCAAACCCAAAGCGCGAGCTTCTTGAAGATATGCCCGTTAGCCTTGGTGCAGCCCGTAGCAAACCCTACGCCGAAGCTAAAACCACTGGCATCAAAGTTCGCGGGGTTGGCTGTGCAACTAAAGGTCTAATGGCTCGGGGGCCAATGGCGTGAACTACGCTGCTCTTTCTCAGGCAATTAAGGACTACACGGAGAACTTTGAAACTTCGTTTGTAGCTAATATTCCTGTTTTTGTTGAGCAAGCTGAGCAACGCATTTACAACTCGGTTCAATTCCCTTCACTACGTAAAAACGTAACTGGGGTGGTCAGCCCGTCGAACAAATATTTGGCTTGCCCAAATGATTTTATTTCTGTGTATTCAATGGCAGTTGTAGAAAACTACAACACGTCTAACGCCAACTACACATACCTATTAAATAAAGACGTTAACTTTATCCGCGAAGCATACCCAAATCCAACGGATACAGGTTTGCCAAAGTACTACGCTTTGTTTGGCCCACAAACAAGTAACTCCGCGGAGTTAACATTTATTCTCGGCCCGACTCCAGATGCTGTATACACAATGGAGTTGCATTACTTCTTCTACCCAGAATCGATTGTCACAGCAGGTACTACTTGGCTTGGTGATAATTACGACACGACTCTTTTATATGGGTGCTTAGTAGAGGCATACACGTACATGAAGGGCGAGCAGGATATGATGGCTTTGTACGACGGTAAGTACAAAGAAGCTCTTGCAATGGCTAAACGCGCAGGTGACGGCCTTGAGAGGCAAGATGCGTATCGTTCTGGTCAGTATCGGCAGGCGGTGACCTGATGGCATTTCAAGGTAACTTTACTACCAATACGTTTAAGACTGGACTTCCAAGCGGGGCGTTCAATTTCAACACGGGTACGTCGCAGGTTTTTAAGATTGCGTTGTACACCAACGCCGCTACGCTAAACGCTGACACCACTGGGTATACTTCTGTTGGTGAAGTTTCTGCCTCGGGGTATACCGCTGGGGGGCAGATCCTTGTTATTAGCCAAGTCCCAACTACAGGTAATACGGGTACGGTAGCATACTGGTCGTTCAACAATGCCGTCTGGACTACTGCGGCGACTGCGCGAGGGGCGCTGATCTATAAGTACGATGGGGCTACAAACCCAGCTATTTGTGTATTGGACTTTGGTTCAGATAAAACTTCAACCAGTACATTCACCGTGCAGTTCCCCACTGTCACTAATACGTCAGCAATTATAAGGATTGCATAATGCTAGTCAACACTATTCATGGCGAGATGGACGATTCTCTTCTGGTCAAAAAAGAAGGTTCGTTGGATAATGATATTGAGTACACAACTTGGACAGAGTATTGGCTCGATGAAAAGTTGGTGCATCGTTCTGTTCACGTTACATTGAAAACTTCCCCCGCGCTGTTTGCTGAAGCAGCGGAAATTGCATAAGGGCTTATCATGGCGAACACTCAATCCATGTGTACTTCGTTCCTTTCGGAACTGATGACTGCAACCCACAACTTTGGAGTTTCTCCTACGCGAGGGGCTTCAACCGCAGACACGTTTAAAGCGGCCTTGTACTTGGCAAGTGCAACGATTAACGCAAGCACAACTGCGTATTCAGCCACGGGCGAAGTAACCGGCACTAACTATACTGCTGGCGGCGTAACTGTCACGAACGCAACGGCACCGGCATCTACAAACTCGTCGGCAACGGCTGGTGTTGGCTATTGGACGCCTTCCGCTTCGATTACATATACAAACGTCACGCTCTCTACGGCGTTTGATACGGTGTTGATCTACAACTCAACACAGAGTAATAAAGCGGTTAGCGTTCATACATTTGGCTCGCAGACTGTGACTGCCGGTACG